AACGTCGGCTACCTCACATGGGAGGAATGGCGCCGGTTCCGCATCGCCGTGGACAAGTCGTTGATCGTCGTCCCCTGGTTCCGGGTGGCCGGCTACATCAAGGGAACTGTGGAAGAGGTCAGGTCGCCCTCGGCGGACTCGTCCATCAACCTGCCACCGACGTGGCTCGCCGCAGAAGAGATCACCCGCCTGTCCCGAGAGCTCAGGTACTGGACAGACCTCGAGGACGTCGCGAACGACGACTACGGCAAAGACATCGCGATGCAGTTCACGCGCGAAGTTGAGACCGCACTCGCAAGGTGGCCCATCGAAGACAAACCCCACGCAGTCAGGCACGTTCGTTGTCAGGAGTGCGCCGGGGAGACCATCCGATACCGGCCACCACAGTTCGACGGCGACAACGTGCACATCGCATGCACCGAATGCCGCGCCGAAATCACCGAAGAGAAATTCACGGATCTGATGACGTTGCTCATCGAGGAGGGGAAGAAGCACATTGGGGGCACTCGACGACTGGGCGCAGCTTGATGACGCTGTAACCATCACAGGCAGATCCGAGAAGACCATCTACCGGTGGGCGAGACACGGGAAAGTCCGCACGCTCAGACCCGGCGATGTGCTCTGGTTCAACATCTCCGACTTGCGGAAACAGAAGAAGAACATGCCGGGGAGGCCGCGCAAAACAATGTGAGAAATCTGATACTCTAGCCGCGAGGCTCAAGAACTATGTTCAGCCAGCCGCACAGCCGCCACTCATCACGAGGGTGGCTTTTTTAGTACCTCCCGGCCCGCTCACCTGACACGTGGCAATAGGTCGGTCGTAGGAGCCGCAAAGGCATGCGGCAACAATGCGCACAGGCCCCCAGCCGTGCGCCGCACAAATACAGCCAGAGCCACAGGCTCACCGCTGTCACACGACGGAGCAGGCATCCGCCTTGGCCGTCATGCCGCCATAGCTCATCTGGCTAGAGCGTCCGCCTTGTAAGCGGAGGGTGCGGGGTTCGAGACCTCGTGGCGGCACAATGCGAGGTCAACGCGACCGGATAAGCGACTGAGCCGACAGGCCAAGTACACGCTTCCCGGATGCCGCGATGGTGCACCCCTCACAGAAGACCCCGAACGGCGAGACGGAGCACCGTCCACGACCCGAACGGGGCGCATCTTCCCGACCCCTCCGTCTCGAGAATCGACACAGCACGGGCACGCGGTCGGGCACTCTTTCCCCTTCGATCCCAGCAGTCCTCACCCGAACGGGGGCACCATGCTCGGCATGACATGGGCGGCCACACTCGACGCCATGCTCGAGCTCGCCAAACGGCAACCCTGGCTCGAATCCGACCCCGACTTCACACTCGCCTGTCTGGCACTGCAATGAGAACCATCCTCGGCGTCGCAGCCGGCATCACCCTCAGCATCCTCGCCTACACGATCTGGCAACCCGCCATCGTATGGACGCTCACCCGCATCCCACCGGCCACACCAGCAGGATGGGCACCCAAACACCGCACCTGGCACAACGGCGTGCTGATGGAGGAACCGTGAGCGACATCAAAGCTGTTGCCGCCGCCGCACGCACCGACATCGGATACACCTGTGAGGGTTGCAACGAAACCTACCCCAGCTACCGGGCCATGATGCTCTGCGAAGAAGCCGACTTCGCCGACACGGTAGCCGCCCGCAAAGGACACGTCAGCCCCAGGGTCATGCGACCAGTCGCGCGCTGGGACGAAGACTGAGTCGCCACACTTTGACACTCAGGCTTGACGCCGGATCGCCTGTTGGACACCACGGCGTGACAGCCCGGCAGCATCCATGACCTGCGGCCACGTCGCCCCGTTCGATAGTGCTTTGCGCACGAGTTCATCGCGGTAGGCGACTTGGCCAGCCCGGCGTTCGTCAAGGCGGGCGAGCGCGGCGGATGATTCGCGAAGGTCTTCCAGTTCGGCCATGCGAGGCAGTGTGAACAAGGGCCGCAACTCCCGCGGAGAGCGGAACGGACATCTCCGAGAGCCCCTCGCCAATGCCCGACCCCAGGGTGCAACAACCGCATCACCAACACCCGATACTGCGACGACCACACTGTGCATCACTGGTCACCTCGCACGCACGCCGCCGACGCCGGTCACAAGACGTGGCGAGCGGCCGTACTCCGACGCGACAAAGGCATCTGCCAGATCCGCGGCCCGCACTGCACACGCAGGGCCACTGACGCGGATCACATCACGCCAGTCGCTGAAGGTGGCGCACGCTACGACCTGGACAACGGCCAAGCCGCATGCGAGCCATGCCACAAGGCAAAGACCCAAACCGAAGCAACACGCGGACTACGACGACGCCTCGGAAAGGACCCGCGATGAGCGAACTCCTCATCCAGACGCTGCTCACCGGATACGCGGCAGGCACGGTCACCATGCTCTGGGTCACCTGGGCAGTCGACCTGCGGCACCGCAAGCGCTGAGTCGCGTACGAACTCGCCAGAGGGCCTGATAGCCCATCTCTCACCACATCGGGCAACTCGATGATCTCGCGGAAGCCGAGCGCGCCGCGATCGAGGCGCGTATGCATCTCTTGACGAACAACCTTCTCGACCGAGCGGAAGACGACTGACCCCATGAAAGCCTGCAACGTCCACGGATGCGGGGAACTATTCAATGGACCAGGAGGGCGCTGCGACGACCACAGCCGAGAGGCCAGGGCCAAGCGGGTAGACAACCGCGTGTACTCAACCGCAGGACACCGAGAGTTCCGCGCAGCAGTCCTCGCACGCGATCCCGTCTGCGTCCTCTGTCATGCCGGCATCGCCACCGTCGCAGACCATCACCCGCAAGACCGCCGCGAACTCGAACGGCTCGGACTCAACCCCAACGATCCGCAATACGGACGCGGCTTGTGTCATCGCTGCCACTCTATCGAGACTGCGCGGCTGCAACCCGGAGGCTGGAACGCCTAACCGGGTGGAGGGATGTTCGAATATCGCCTCGCCGGCCCGGGGGTGCACCCCGTCACGCCGATGCTACAAAGAGTCGCCGGTGAGGGCCAAAAAACCTCTGGCGGGTTCAAAAGGTCTCTGATCGCTCTGATGTTCGAATGTTCCCTTCGATCCTTATACGTCCTGCTGGGGGTGTTCTTCATGGCTTCTGGTGGCGCTCGTGCTCGTTCTGGCCCTGCCCCTGATCCGATGGCGGCTCGCCGGGATCGAAAGGATGATGCGGCGTGGGTCACTTTGCCTGCTGGCGGATTTCAGGGCGAGGCTCCGGCGTGGCCGTTTGAGCCTGACAACCTCGATGAGGTTGACATGTGGGCTCGGCTGTGGCGGATGCCGCAGGCGCAGGAGTGGTCGGCACTCGATATGGGCGATCAGGTTGCTCTCTATGTGCGGTCGTACCTGGAAGCCGCGCAGCCCGAGGCGTCTGCAGGATTGCGGACGGCTGTTCTGCGGATGGCCGGCGAGCTTGGCTTGACGATCCCGGGGATGCGGATGTTGCGTTGGCAGATTGCTGACGCTCCGAGCGCTCCGGTGGTTCCGGCGAAGAAGGCTGCTCGTAAGACGTCGTCTGGCGATTGGTTGAAGGCGGTCACTGTCGATGGCGAAGGCACCTGAGTATCGGATTCCTCCGCGTACGCGTTCCTTGGGTTACCTCGGCATGTGGTGGATCGAACGTCACTGCGTGATTCCTGACGGTGACAATGCGGGCGATCCGTTCGTTCCGACGCTGGATCACCGCGTGTGGATCGCGAATTGGTATGAGGTTCGCCCGTCTGCGAAGCCGGGGGAGCGTAACGTCGCGTTTCGTTACCGCACCGGGCAGTGGATGGCCGCGCAGAAGATCGGGAAGTCTCCTGGTGTCGCTGCAGAGACGTGCTTGGAATTCGTGGGCCCGGCGCTGTATGACGGCCGCGCGGAAGAGGGCGACTACTACGCATGCTCCGACCATGGGTGTCCGTGCGGTGGGGTGTACCTCTACGAGGTTGGCGAGCCGATGGGCAGGCATTGGCCAACTCCCCGCATCCAGCTTGCGGCGGTCGTTGAGGATCAGGTGGAGAACACCTGGGGCGCTCTCATCCCGATGATCGATGACGGCCCACTGTCGAACGTGATCACGAAGACCGGCGAGGCGTTTATCCGCCACCCGAACGGGAACCGTGACTCGCGTATCGAGATCGTGACTTCGAAGGCCGACGGCAAGCTCGGTGCTCGTATCTCTTGCGGGAAGCCGGATGAGACCGGTCTGTGGACTGATCAGAACAGCATGAAGAAGTTCATGCGCACGCTGCGCCGTGGCGCCGCTGGTATGGGTGGGCGAGTGTCGGAGACGACGAACCCGTACAACCCTGCCGAGTCGTCGCAGGCGCAGGACACGCACGAGTCGAAGCGCGCGGACGTGTTGAAGCATTACTACCCGCCGCCCGCGCACCTGGACTTCAGAGTAAAGAAGGACCGCACCGAGATCTTCCGGTGGAACTATTCCTCATCTCCGTGGGTTGATCTGCGGTCGATCGAGGCCGAGTCGCAGGGGCTTGCTGAGGTGAGTCCCGGTGAGGCTGAACGGTTCTTCGGCAACCGGATCGTGGCGGGCGCTGGCACATGGTTCGACATGAAGAAGTGGGCGCTGAAGGGCTTCCGCGAAGAGGTCGCACCGGGCACTCGCGTGTGTGGCGGGTTCGATGGTTCCGAGAATGAGGACCATTCTGCGATCCGGCTCGAGACGATGGATGGCTACCAGTTCACCCCGACATATGGGGCGGCGAAACGGAAGGCGCATTGGCGTCCGCAAGATTGGGGCGGCCGGATTCCGCGTGCTGAGGTGATGGCCGCATGGTCTGAGATCGCGGAGACGTATTCGCTGGTGCGTGTCTACTGGGACCCCATGTTTTGGGAGTCCGAGGCGAATGCGCTTGCTGGGGAGCACGGTGAGCGTGTGTTCGTGAAGTGGGCGACGAACCGTCCGACGCAGATTCATGCGGCGTTGGAACGGTTCCGCACGGACGTGTACAACCCGGATTCGGATTTCACGCACGACCAGGACAAGGACGCGGAAGCGCATCTGCTCAACGCGATCATCCGGTCGGGGACCGTGGACCCGGTGAACAAGATACGGCGTTACTCGATCGGTAAAGCATCGGACCCTCAGAAGATCGACATCACCATGTCTGGCGTCCTCGCTCATGAGGCGCGCATGGATGTCATCGCATCTGGTGGGGCTGAAGACGAAGAGACGGAATCGCTCGTCTGGTTCTGACTGAAAGGGGTGTCAATGGACATCACGGCATCCCCGGACGCACACGAAGCGCTCGCAATGGTGAACCGGATCTACCCACGGTTGAATGAGCGTCGTACGGAGATCGAGCGGGCTGAACGCTACTACGGCGGCCAGCACAACCTCACGTTCGCTACCGATGAGTGGCTGAAGGCCAACGGCGCCCGGTATTCGGAGTTCTCCGACAACTGGTGCGGCGTTGTCGCGAATGCGGAGGCCGAGCGCCTGTCTCCGATCGGCATCCGTTACCGGAATGACGATGTGAAGTCGAAGGATTCGATCTCACTCTCCACATGGGACGACTGGCTGCTGAACGATATGGATGCTCAGGCTTCTCAGGGCATCCTCATGTCGCTTGTCGCGAAGCGTTCCTACGTGTCGGTGTGGGGTGTCGATCAGGGCGATGACGTGGAGCCGTCGTTCTCGTGGGAGCACCCGTCGAATGTGGAGATCGAGTACGACTTCGCGAACCCGCGTATTCGTCGCGCCGCGTTGAAGACGTGGATCGATGGCGATCATGAGTTCGCGATCCTGTACATGCCGCTGACGGTGTGGAAGTGGCGTCGACGCTACGGGAACTCGAAGAACGAACGCGACTCGTGGGCGGATCAGGCACGCACTCAGCGCACGTCTGATGGCGGGTGGGAGCCGTGGGTGGAGCGCGGGGATGACACGTGGCCACTCAACAACCCGATCGGCGCGGTGCCGGTCGTGGAGATCCCGAATCGGCCTCTGTTGCGTGGTGACCCGGTGTCTGAGCTTGACGTGGTGATGCCGAAGCAGAACGCGATCAACCTGCTGTGGGCGTACCTGTTCCTTGCCGCCGACTACGCGTCCATGCCGGCACGCGTGCTGCTGGGCACGGACCCGCCGAAACGTCAACTGCTCGATGTGAACGGTAAGCCGATCGGTTCGGCGCCGGTGACGATGCAGGAACTGAACGAGAAGCGGTTTGCCGTGTTCAACGGCAAGGACGCGAAGATCGATCAGTGGGACCCTGCCCGTCTGGACGTGTTCACGGACGCGATCGGCATCATGGTCGGGCATATAGCTGCGCAGACCCGCACGCCACCGACGTACCTGGTGACGAAGGCGGGCATGTCGAATGTGTCTGCGGAGGGACTGAAGGCGTCTGAGATCGGCTTGGTGAAGAAGTCGATCGAGTTCCAGACGTTCGCGACACCCGCGCTGAAGGAAGTGATTCGGCTTGGGCATCTCGCCCGAGGGAACACGGAACTCGCGAAGGAGACACGATTCGCGTCGCTCCGTTGGGCGAACCCGGAGATTCGTTCCGAAGCGCAGCTCACCGACGCTCTCGCGAAGAAGAAGTCGATCGGCTATCCGACCGAGTATCTGCTTGAACTCGACGGCGTATCCCCCGGTGACCTATCCCGCATCATGAAGATGATCGAGAAGGATCAGTCGATGATGTTCGCGATGGGTGCGCGCGGTGCATTGCAGGACGAACTTGATGAGGTCCCCGATGGGCAGGCTGCTTGATACCGCTGCGGAGCATCGTTCGACCGTCGATGAGATAGCCATGACCTCCGCCGCTTCGGTGGCGCGGGAGTGGTCTCGTGCTGATCCTGCCCGTCTTGAGTCCGAGTGGACGGCCCGTGCGCCACAATTGGCGGCCGCGGTGTCGTCCGCTCAGCTTGAGGCTGCGCAACAGGCGACGGGTTACATCGCATCGACAGTCGGCGGCACGGCGGCGCTCGCGGCGCAGTCATTCAGTGGCGTGACCCGTGAGGGCCGTGAAATCGCCCCAGAGCTGTACAGCGGGGTCACGCACACGAAGCGCCTTATTGGCGCTGGCGTGGGCGTCGGGGCGGCGTTCCAGGCCGGAACCGCGCTGATGTCGATCCTCGCCGCGAACACGATTCGGGACGCAGGGAGATCCGCCGACAATACGTTGGCTGTCGCGAACGGTGCCCTGTACTCGGTGCGGGTTGTGTCGCCGGGCGCGTGCTCCCGATGTGCGATCCTCGCCGGGGTCAAGGGGTACAGGACAGATTTCGAACGTCACCCCGAATGCCGATGCTTCTCCATGCCTTTGCGTGACAACGAAACGCCTGAAGGGTTCTTCCAGCACCCGTCCGACTACTTCGAATCCATGACTGAGGTGGAACAGGACCGGGTGTTCACGAAGTCCGGCGCATGGGCGATCCGCAATGGTGCTGACCCGATCAAGGTCGTAAACGCACGGCGGGGTGCGTATAAGACGTCCACGCTGCGTGCGGACGGCTCGTACAGCCGATCCCGGCTCCGCCCGGTCACGATCGGCGTTCGCCCTGACGGTTCACCGTTGCAGGTGTACGCGACTCTCGAAGGGACGACAGCTCGAGGTGCGTGGGGGCGTGGACGCTCTGAGCTCGTCAAAGTGGGCGACGAACGCTACCGACGCTCGAACACCCTCCGCTTGATGCCTGAATCCGTCATGAAAATGACAACGTCCGAGTCTCCCGAGCGTATCCGCGAACTGCTGAAGCGGTACGGGTACATCATCTGACCAACCAAGACTTTCCCGGCCCGGCGCCGGGGACGACCGCGCGACGCGGGACAGCCCCTCAAATGGGGCACAACAGGGCCTCCACAACCGTGGGGGCTTTTTTCATGCCCATTTTGAGGAGCGATTCCCCATGACTGATGACGTCACCGACGCGACGGACGAGACGACTGACGTAGAGACAACTGCTGAGGAAGTCGAAGAGACGACCGATGCCGAGGAAACCGAGGAAACCCTTGGTGAACCTGGCAAGAAGGCTCTCGCGACCGAGCGCGCCGCGGCACGTACCGCGAAGCGTGAAGCCCGCGAGGCGAAAGCCGAGCTTGCCGCCCTGAAGGCGCAGATCGCGGCGAAGGACAAGCCGACCGATGAGCAGGAGTTGGACCGTGTGCGGCGCGAAGCCACAGCGGAAGCAACCCAGAAGTCGAACACCCGGATTCTCCGCAGCGAGATCCGTGCGGCGGCAGCAGGAAAGCTCGCAGATCCTGCCGATGCGGTCGCATTCCTTGACCTCAGCGAATTCGACGTAGACGAGAACGGCGACGTGGACGCATCCGCAATCGAGGACGCGATCACCGACCTTCTCACCCGGAAACCCCACCTTGCCGCGACGGGCAAGAGGCAGTTCGGGAACGTCAACCAGTCCGCGAAACCCCAGGCCAAGCCCGGGCAGCTGACACAGAACGAATACAACGCATTGTCCCGAGAAGAGCGACGCAAGGCCCGTGATGAGGGCCGCGTCAACCTGATTCTCGGGGCCAAATAACACGAAAGGAGCGCCATCATGGCTCTCGCAAATGGAATCCCCGAGGTATGGGCTGATGAGATCCTCGACCGTTGGGAGGCGGAGGCGGTTTTCCCGCAGCTCGTGTCCCGCGAGTACGAGGGTGTTGCCCGCCGTGGCAACGTCGTGCACCTGACTGGTGTCGTCGCCCCGACGATCAAGAACTACAAGACGGGCGCGGTGTCGGACAACGACCCTGAGGACCCGCAGCCCATTCCCCGCACCACGAAGGCGGATGACGTCACCGATACCGGTGTGGATCTCCTCATCGACCAGGAGAAGGCGTTCGACTTCAAGGTGCAGGACATCGATGCTGTGCAGTCTGGTGGCATCGTGCAGGTCCGCCACTACACGGACGCGGCCGGCGACGCGCTCGCTGCGGACTCGGACGCGTTCCTCGCCGCTCTGCTCGCCACCAACGGCACGGCCATGACTGCTGCGGCGGTCACGACCGGTGATCAGGCGTGGGATCAGATCGTCCAGGCACGCAAGGAACTGCAGAAGGCGAAGGTCCCTGCCGCGAACCGTGTCCTGGCGGTCAACCCGGAATTTGAGGCGCTGCTGCTCACGGCCGCGTCGAAGATCACCGGTTTCGACACCTCTGGTGATGCGAACGGTCTCCGCAACGCGACCATCGGCAACGTGCTCGGCTTCCGCACCGTGTCGGCGCTGTCCATCCCGGACTCGTCCAGTAAGCCGCGCTTCATCGCGTTCCACCGCAATGCTGCCGCGTACGTGTCGCAGCTCGACTCGATCGAGCGCATGCGTGACAACGACTCGATCGCTGATCGTGTTCGCGGCCTGCACGTGTACGGCGGCAAGGTCGTCCGCGCGACCGGCATCCGCGTTTTCACCGCGTCCTGACGCAAACGGGGAGGGTCGCATGCCGGCCCTCCCCGCTCACTCGGAGAGAAGGAATCATGGCAAAGATCATCGGCCCCAGCGGGCTGATCCTCGATGTTGAAGACATCGTTGCATCCGGGCTTGTGGACGGCGGGCACGCCCGATACGTCACCGAGACCACACCCGAGCCCGAGGGCGCTGAAGAGGCACCTGCCGAGCCCGTCGAAGTGGCAGAAGTGACACCCGTCACCGAGACCACACCCGAGCCCGCCGAAACGGTTGGCGAGATGCCGAAGGGCAACGCAGGACTCGACGCTTGGGCCGCGTTCGCCACCGCAAACGGCAAGGACGTTGAGGGCATGTCCCGCGACGAGATCCGGGCCCTGTTCAAGGAGTGACACATGACCGGTTTCGCCACCGCAGACAACGTTGAGGACACCCTCAGCCGCACCTTCACCGACGAGGAGAAGGCGTGGATTGAGGTCCTTCTGGACCAGTCCGCAGGGTACTTGCGGGGCGTCATCGGTCAGCACATCTACCCGCCCGTGACATCGACGTACGTTGCGTACCCGGTGCTCGGGCGGGTGGACCTCCCGCAGTCATTCGTAGCTGACATTGTGTCCGTCAAAGCAAACGGCGCCAACGTCCCATTCACGCGGTTCGAGGACTCGATACAAGACGTCTTCTATCAGTCGGTGGAGGTCACCTTTAGCTACGGGGCCGCGGAACCGCCTGCCGATCTCGTCGGCATCAACGTCGCCATGGTCGCATCAGCGATCCTTCTCGTAGAAGCCGACCTTGGAGTGAACGTCGGAGGGCTCTCGTCCCTGGCTCTGGATGACTTCAAGATCGCCTTCGCGGACGGCGGCGACAAGACCGGACACCTCACCCTTCCCGCGCTCACGCAAGAGAACTTGCAACGCGCCTACGGGGCGTCTAGCGGGACCATGGTGACGCAATGAGCATCCTCCGCGGGACCACGACGCTGGGCCGCCGAATGGCCGAATCCCGGATGACGGAGACTGTCACGTTCTTCACCGAGGAAGACGCCATTGACGAGGAAACCCTGCAACCGATCAAGGTGGAGACGCCGATCGCAGGGACCGTGGATGGCAAGTCCACGTTCAACATCCCTGCGCGGCTGAAGGCCGCGTCCAAGGAGTCGAGAGACGTGGAGATCGCCGGTCAAGAGCCTGTCGTTTCCGCACTGGTCTTGTCGGTTCCGTCGGGGTCCATTCGCGTAGGGCCGTCCGTATTCGTGCAGGTCAGCGCATCGACGTCCGATCCGAGCCTGGCTGGCGTTCGGGTGAGGACGAAGGATTTCCCAGCCATGGGGCAGACGACGGCCTGGCGGTATCCGGTGGAGCAGGTGAGTTGAATGACGGACTTCTCCGAGCTCGACAAGCTGGCCGCTGATCTGACCAGTGTCCCGGCTGAAACGATCCCGTTCGCGCGGTCGGCGCTGCAGTTCACGGCGCACAACATCCGCGATGAGTGGCGCGAGGAGGCCGCCCGCACTGGGCTTGAAGCGTACGGCGCTTCGGTCGGGTACGACACAGAGATCAAGGCGTCGTCGATCTGGGCCGAGATTGGCCCGACACCGGGCCGTCGTCAGGGTTCGTTCGGTTTCGTGGAGGACGCGAACGGTGGCGTTCGTTCGGCACCTCAGCATGCGGGCCGTGACGCGCTCAAGAACAACGAGAAGGACTTCCACGCGGGGATCGATAAGGCGCTCGCGGATGGGTTGCGGAAGGCGGGGCTATGACCGTCGAAGCGACCTACAACGCGGTTAGGTCACGCCTTGAGACGACCCTGCTGCCGGTGCATGACACGGCGTTGGTGACGCCCGAGGACAAGCTGATCGTCGCCACATACCTGATCCTGTTCGCGCCGCTCCCTGATGATCTGGAAGAGCAGCGGTACACCATGCCGGTGGGTGTTGAGGGGCCGGCTGATTTTGACATTGATGTTCGGATCGTCGGCGCCACGTTCGGCGCGCTGCTCAAGGCGATGGACCGGGTGCGTTCGGCGGTTGTCGGGCACCGGTTCCAGATCCCTGGGCGCTGGTGTAACCCGGCACGCCTTGAGACCGGCAAGGCCGAACTTGACCGGTCTATCAAACCCGGCCTGTGGGTGTGCGACACGGGCATTCTGTTCACTTCGAGGCCAGGAGGCGCTTGATGTTCGTCCGAGTGCGCAGTGCCCGCCCTGGTGCGGCACAACATGAGTTCGATGTTCCCACTGTCGAAGTGGAACGTCATCCCGACCGTTACAAGGTCGTGGACAAGAAGCCGGTAGCTAAGCAGCGACCGGCTTCTTTCGTTTCCGGGGTGAGGCCGGAGCCGCCTGTTGAGGCGGATGCCGTGGACGACCGTCCAGCGGTGAAGAAGCCCCGCCGTGGGGCCAACCCCAAGGAGAAATAATGGCACGCGAAAGCGTATCTGAGGGCTTCGGCTATGAAGACATGGGCACCGTCCTGTGGGTGCCGACCCTCGCAGACCCCACCAAGCCCACCGTCGCGGAACTCGCGGCGGGAACGCCGATCACGTACGACCTGTACGGTGCGACCGGGTACAGCCTGACCCCGGCCGAGACGCCCCGGCAGATCACCCGTTACACGCTCGGGCAGATGCTCTCCGCTGAGGGCACCGTCTCGTACGTGCTGACGCTGCTGTACGTGTTCAACCGCGAGACGCCCACCGACGCGGAGACGACGATCGGCGTGCGCGGCACGGCCGGGTACATCGTTCATTTCCTCGGATATGCGAACGGGTGGGAGATCGCCGCGGGTGATGTCATCACCGACATCGTTCCGGTGCGTACAGCCCGCTCGAGCGTCGTCCCGGCGACGGCGAACACGGAGGCGCACAAGACGACTTCCCCGTCGATCACGGGCGAAGTCCTGCATGAGATCGCGGTCGTCGCCGGCGCGTGACACAAACCCCGGGGGTAGGGTTCCTCACCGCCCTGCCCCCGGTCTTCCATCTGGTGAGGAGAGGTGAGGAAACCATGGCGGACATCAAGGCGCTGATCGCGAAGCAGCGTGCCGAGCTTGAGGTTGAGAACCGTTCCGAGTTGGATGTTGTTCTCGGCGGCGAGATCGTGACGCTCAGCATTGAGCGTGTGCACCCGGACGTGTGGGACACGTTGATGGGTGACAACCCTCCGCGGGCTGGCGTTGAGGGTGACTCGGTGATGGGGTACAACCCGAAGGGTGTTTCTGCGTCCTACCCGAACGTCATGGTTGACGGTGAGGTCATGGACCCGGAAACGTGGGCGGAGATGTACTCGGTTCTTGATTCTGTGCACCGCAACAAGGTCGAACTGGTCATCTGGGGCATCAACGTCAACGCCGTGTTGCAGGAGTTGCAGGAACTGGGAAAAGGCCGAGCGGGCAAGAAGTAGAGCTTGCCCGCGAACTCGGCGTTTCTGTCCGTAGGTTCTTCGGCTGGGAGCCTGCCGAGGTCACCACGTACGAATACGACGGTGCCGGTCGTGTTGTCCAAGCGGTGACGGTCCGAGAGCCTGAGTTCTCTGAACTGGACCGCATGTGGTTGACCGAATCGTTCCGTCAGTCGCACATCCCCCGGGGTTCCCATGGTGTCCCGGTGGCGGACGCGACGGACGGGAAGAACTTCGGAAAGTTCAAGGTTCCCGAGCCTGTCACGGATCTGGCCGCGAAAGCGCTCCGTGAAGCCGAAGAGGCGTGGGAGACGCGTCATGGGCAGGGTTCGACACGGGATCTGCTGTTCTACGTCGAACTTGACGACTGATCAGGTGAGGGTGAGTTCTGGTTCTTCGGGCTCACCCTCATTGAACTGCACCATGCAGATCATTGAGCGGCGTGTTTCGGTGCCATCCTGCACGTAGGTGATCTTCCCGGCGACGGTGAACAACGCATTGTCGTCGCTGGTTTCGCGCTCATCTTTGATGCCCACTTCATAGAGCGCATCGCTCATGTTGGTGGACTCGATGTCGCTCGCGTTGACGCTCACGCCGACTTCTTCTTCGGCGGCTTTCACACACGCATCGAGGGCCGTACCCGCTTTGCCTGCACTGCACCCGGTGAGTAGCAGTGCCATCGCCGCGAGGGCGGCCAGTTTCTTCTTCATGCCCGGATCGTAACAGGGCGCTCGGACGCATGCCCACGCGGGTATCGACTCAGGGGGTATCCGTTATGGCTGAACGCATCACCCGGGTGATCCTCGAGGCAGATATCGCGAAGTTCGAGGAGAACCTGAAGCGCGCGAAGAACGCGACGAAGGATCTCAAGGACGAGGGTGACAAGCTCGCTGAGACTCACCGGGCGATGACCACTTTGGGGACTGCGGCGATCGCGCTGGGCGCTGCCGCCGCGGCCGGTGTCGGTGTCGCTGTGGCGAAGTTCGCTGAGTTCGACCAGCAGATGTCGTACGTGCAGGCGGCGACGCACGAGACCGCGGACAACATGGGTCTTCTGCGTCAGGCGGCTCTGGACGCTGGCGCGTCGACGGTGTTCTCTGCGACGGAGGCGGCGCAGGCCGTCGAGGAACTGTCTAAGGCCGGCATCTCAACGGCTGACATCCTTGGTGGCGGTCTGACTGGCGCTATGGACCTTGCGGCGGCGGGTGGGCTAGGTGTTGCTCGAGCGGCGGAGATCTCGGCTACCGCGTTGCAGCAGTTCCAGTTGGACGGGACTCAGGCATCCCATGTCGCGGATGTCCTCGCGGCTGGTGCTGGCAAGGCGATGGGTTCTGTTGATGACCTCGCGCAGGGACTGAAGTTTGTCGGCCCGATCGCGGCATCCATGGGTGTGTCGATCGAGGAGACGACGGGCACGCTCGCGTTGTTCGCGCAGCAGGGCATCATCGGTGAGCAGGCTGGTACGTCACTGCGTGGCATGCTGTCGTCGCTCACGTCCCCGTCCGCGCTGGCGCGGAAAGAGATAGACCGTCTCGGGATCTCCCTATACGACAATGCGGGGAACTTCATCGGGTTGGAGCATGCCGCAGGCCAGCTTGCGTCGGCATACTCGGGGATGACAGGTGAAGCCCGCGATGCTTCCCTGGGTTTGATCTTCGGTAACCAGCAGATCACCGCCGCAACCGCGCTCTACCAGGCTGGTGCGAGCGGTGTCGCGAAATGGACTGAAGCTGTCAACGACAGCGGGTATGCGGCGGATACAGCCGCAATGCGTCTCGACAACCTCAAGGGCGATTGGGAAGCGTTCACTGGGGCGTTGGACACCGCGTTCATCACGATGGGCTCCGGTGCGAACGGTCCGCTCCGTTCCCTGGTGCAGGGACTCACGGATCTTGTTGACGGGTTCAACGGGCTCCCGGACTGGGCTCAACAGGCCGCGTTCGGTGTTGGGCTGCTGACAGCCGGAATCGGCCTGGTCGGCGGCGCCGTGCTGGTTGCTATCCCGAAGATCGCGGAACTGAAGATCGCTATGGCGACCCTCGCCCCGCAGGCCGCGACCGCTCGTGCCGGGCTGTCGCGGTTCGCATCATTCCTGACCGGCCCGTGGGGTATTGCCCTGGTTGCGGCGGCGGCGGGGCTGACGTTGCTCGAGCATGGCCTTGATGCCGCGGCCGCGTCATCGGAAGAGATGCAGAACAGTCTGGTGACTGCGAAGAGTGCGCAGGAGATCTTTGACAAGGCCGGCCAGGGTTCCCAACTGAAGTATTGGAGTGACACGGCGGCGGGGTTGAAGGATCTCGGTGGCGTGCTGGATCAGTCGGCTGCGCAGTGGGAGAACCTGTGGTTGCGTCTGACCCCGACAGGTGCGGAAACGTCGAAGATGGAACGGACTCTCGCCAGCATCGGTGATGAGCTCGGGACGCTTGCGCAGCAGGACCTCCCTTCCGCGCAGAAAGCGTTCGCCATGATGGCGGACGAGAGCGACGGTACGGAACGGCAGTTGTGGGCACTTCTGTCGTTGATGCCTGCCTACAAGGATGCGCTGACAACTGCGGCGACTAGACAGGGCCTCACCGCGGACAAGCAGACGTTGATCAATCTCGCCTTGGGGAACACTCCGGACGTCGCTGTCCCGGCGACGAGCGCGATGGACGATATCGCTGCTGCCGCGGATGCGGCGGCCGGCGACCTCGAGGACATGAAGCTCGCACTTGATGGCGTCGCTGGCAAGGCCATGGAGATGGCTGAAGCGAAGGACGCCGCGCTGTCGTCAATCAACGCGCTCACGGAAGCCGCGAAAGCAGAGGGTGCTGAGCTCAACGGGTCGAACGACGCGTCGATACGGTACCGCGATTCGCTCCGCGATGTGGAGACCGCACACCGGGACTCGGCCGAATCGATCATCCAGAACACAGGCTCCCTGACCGACGCTCAAGCCGAGTGGGAAAAGGGCCGCGAAGCCGTCATCAACATGATGACCGCGAAGGGCATGGACCGGGAAGAGGCGATCCGGTGGGCTGACCAGCAGCTGGGGTCGGCATCGGAAGTCAAGGCCAGCATCGACGCCGTCTACCGGGCATGGCTGAACCTCCCGGAGAACAAGCACACCAAGTATCAGGTGGAGCATGCTGAGGCGTTGAAGCGGCTCGAGGAGACACGCAAGGCCGTGGAACGCATCCCCGGATACAGGCGGATCACGTTGGAGACCGTCACGTACGGGAATCGGACGGCGTCAGCTTCGGGTTACGACGGCAACTATCAGGGCGGCGTGTATGCCGCAGGCGTGAAGCAGTTCTACCAAGGCGGGTTCGCATCGGGGATCTACGCCAGCGTTCAGGGCGGTATCCGTGACCGTGATCGCATCTTCGCCGAGAAGGACAAGGGCGTTCCCTGGGAGACGTATATCTCCGGGCGCATGGCTGACAGAGACCGCAACATCGGGATCTGGCAGGCGACAGGAAGTCTTCTCGGCGTGGGTTCTCAGCAGAGTGCTACGCCAGTCGCGCCCGCACCGATGGTGGGAAGCCTCACGTTGCAGTCGTCTGGTGATGTGAAGCGTGACCTTGAAGAGGTCAACTTCCATCTGCGGTCATACGCGAGAGGGGGTCGCCGATGAGCGGCGATTGGAAGCTGACCTACCCGGGGAACACGCTCACGTTCGGTTCGCACGAATCGAGGATGGGGTTCGCGTCGGCGCCCGAGATCGGGTTGCCCGACAGCCTCACAGAGGACATGAGCGCTCCCGGTGGGGACGGTCGCCTGTTCGGCGTCGACTACTTCGGCGGGCAGATGGTCACCTTCGAGGTGGACATCTTCACACCGGGCGACCGGGAGGCCGCGAAAGTGCTGCTCGCGCAGATGCGTCACGTGTGGCGGGCGGATGCGATCCGATCGGATGCCGGCGCGGTTGCGACCCTGACGTCTGATCGGGGCCGCGTCACGTTCGGCCGTCCTCGCCGGTTCGTTCCCGGCGAGGACGGCGACCGTTCCGGCCTGATCCGAGTGACCGCGGATTTCGCGACGGTGTCTGATCTGTGGTTCGGGGAGTTGGAGCAGGTCGAGGTTGGCCTGGTGCCGGTTCCTTCGGGTGGCCTGGTGGCCCCGTTGGCTGCGCCGTTGTCGACGACTGAGTCTTCGGATAGGTCGCAGGCGGTCACGGTGGGCGGGGAGTTGCCGACGTGGCCGGCTGTGATGGTCTTCGGGCCGATCACGAACCCGGTGGTGGAGATCGGGCCTGTCCGGTGGGAGTTCCGGATCACGTTGGCGTACGACCAGTCGTTGACGGTTGATGCGGCTCCGTGGGCTCGGACGATTCTCCGTGACGGTGCTGGTGTCCCCGGGGTGCTGACCCCGAAGTCCACTCGTCTGGCGAACGCGACTGTTTCGCCGGGCGTTCACGAGTTCGTTTTGCGTGGTTCGTCGTCGACGGGTACTGCGCGTGCGGTGGCGTCGTGGCGTCCCGCGTTTCACACACCTTGAGCGTTTCGGCGCGGATCGGAGATCTTCATGTTTGACCCTGTGCCGTGGTTCGTGGGCGGCGGTGCCCAGCATTCCCCCGAGGTTGCCCGTCTGCTCGCATATGCGGCGACGTCCGGCGCTGAGGGGATCGTTACCCCTGGCGACATGAAGGTGGCCCCGCTGTCCGTGCCTGGCACGGCTGTGCGCGTCCTGCCGGGGGCGGCGTTGATCCTGAACCGTGGGGCCGGTGGCGCACAGCAGACCTATGCGGCACGCCTGCCGGTCGCGGATCAGGTGGAGATCGCCGTGACGGGTTCGGGTGCGGGGCGCACGGATCTGATCGTCGCGCAGGTCGAAGACCCGTTCACGGCGGGTGAGCAGTGGCAGGAGCCGTCCGACCCGACTGTGGGGCCGTACGTGTTCACCCGCGTCATCTCGGGAGTCCCGGCCGGCACGACCCGTCTGCAGGATGTTCCGGGGTATGAGGGTCGTTCAGCGATCACCCTGGCCCGGGTGACGCTCCCGGCGTCGACGGGGACGGTGACGGCGGGAATGATCACGGATCTGCGTGAGGTGGCGATCCCGCGCACGAAGGCTGTGTTGCAGCCGTATGCGCTCGTCTCTGCGGATACGTCGGTGCTGTCGGCGACGTCAGCGTATCCGGCTGGTGGCCAGAACTGGCCCGCTGAGACGTCGTGGGCGGATGTTGCGATTCCGTCGTGGGCGACGCGTGTGCGGATCGTGATGACGTGGGCGGGTGTGCTGTGCACCAATAACTCGTGGGGGTCGGTGTGGGTGCAGATGGGGGCGAACTCCCACCCGGATAACTACAAGACCCAGGAAGTGAACTGGGATGCGCAGAACGCTGCGGGGAATTACCGGACGATGATCATGGCGGCCGCGGATATTGCGGTGCCCGCGTCGATGCGCGGCACGTCGCAGAAGTTCTATCCGCGGGGTCGGAAAGCGGGCGGGACGGGAACGGTGACCTTGGATCTGCGTTCGGCGATGGCATTGCAGATCGAGTTCTACGAGCAGGCTGTCTGATGTCGACGTGGCGGTATCTCGTGCAGCGGGCCGGCACGAAGGAATGGCTGCACACCGATCTCCCGCTCACCCGGGACTCGTGCTCGTGGGCGCTGTCTGCCCCGGGCATCCTGGCCGGGTCGGTGGCCCCGGACATCGGCGGGATGCTCGCACAGGACGGGAAGCCGC